TTATTTCAATTCATCGTAATTTTTAATCATTTGCCATGCCTGCTGTCTCGTAACTGGAAGTGTCGGTCGAGTTCCATCTGAAATGCCTTTTTCTTTTGCCCATTCTTGAGCGTCTGCGTGAGCAGGGTACACTTTAGCTTCAGGATCTACGAGAAAACCAACGCGATTTAGAATAGTAGCGATCGCTCCAATCGCATCTGACTCAGAAATATCACCTTTCTCGGTCTGCTCAGCATGCTCTCTTGAACTGAAGATACCTACTGTGTGAGCATCTTCGAATAATTTAACGGTTTCTTTCCTGAATGTAGGACTATTTGGTTTGAACAAAATGGTTTCCTCCTTAGGATCATTTTTAGTTGGTGCTGTTGCCCCTGGTACTGCAGGCGGTTTAACGGCTACTTGAAGTGCTTTCTTAGACTGCGGACCATATACGCCGTCTGCTATTAGATTTCTGCTTGATTGAAATGATTTTAATGCCGCTTCACTCGCCGGTCCGAATATACCATCAGCCGTGATCTTATGGCCAAGTGCGATCAACAGTTTTTGCATTTCTTCTACCGCAGCACCTTCATCGCCATTTTCTAGATAATCACGTTCCGAAGCTGCTTGTACACTTCCGAATGATGGCCGCTTGCCAGCTTGGAGATCTCTCCATGTTAAACCCTTCGTATATTCCAGATGTGGCGCATCCACAAAACCCTTCCAGTCTCCTCCCCATGTGAAACCTAATGACTTTCCGATTTGAGCAACCCGTCGCCATTGTGCGTTGACCACCCAGATTGCTTTTAAACCATCATCTGAAACTAAAAAGTAATCAATAGCCAAACCGTAGTTATGGATGGATTGTCCTGGCTGAGCGTTTGAAACGATGCTGCCTGTATTTCCATAGTGCTTTCCGTTCCACCAGTAGTTTGGCCGGCCCATTCCGTATATAGAAGCTTGTTGAGTATTGGAACGATAACCTGAACTGATTTGAACGTTAATACCCTCATTGTATGAACGTGTTATTAGTTCAACAGCAAGTGTCCGGATCTGAGGCACGACAGCGCCCATATTACGCACACTGCGGTCAATGAGCGTTTGTAATGATACTCTACTCATTTAAATCCATCCTTCCGCGGTGCTTTATACGTGAGTGCTTGCTTACTATCAGACAGACCTGCAGTTGTGGGATCCGGAAAGATATTCAGCACGCTTAAAATCACAGCGATAATGACTGCTGGATTTGATACAGCATTAATCAAAAGATCACCAACACTTTGCCATGTGGTTAGATCATCAATCGAAAGACCGAAATACGCTAGGATTGGACCGAACACAGCAATAATTAGGCGAATCCAAAACTCTTTACTTTTAAAACGTACTTTCCAGTTAATTTTCATAAATAACATCTCCTTAAAATAAGTAATTTACCGCGGCGGCAATCAATGCTCCACTCCCAAGCAAACCGCTGACAACTGCAATGGTAAGTTGATTCTTTCCCTTTTCTTTCTCGATTTTCAGGTTTTCTTTACGCTTCAACCTGTCGATCTGCAAATGATGTTCATCAAGCCTGCCGTCGTGTGCTTTGATATCAGAAGAAACATCTTTCATGCTATCTTTCATTTCCGATATATTTCGATCAATCGATTGCAAGGTCGGAACAATCATTGCAACAGATTCTCTTAATCCGTTTACTGATTCATTTGTTTTTTCAATCGCTTCACGCCATTCCTGCTTGTCTTTCTCTCGATAATGGTTGAATTTTCTCCACGTTACATAATTTCCTTGCTCTTCTTGTGCTCTCTCATTTTCAGGCGCCAAGTCAACACCCCCAGACTAAACATCGCAATAAACCACCCTGCTATATAAAGGTATCTGTAACTGGTGATGGACGATTTAGTATTTTCAAAGCCTGCTGCCGCATAAATAACCATTAATATCGATGCAAGCAATGATCCTAAACAATAATAAAAATGTTGTCCTGGTCCTTCAGATATCATTCCGATGAAGAGCAAAACACCTGCCAAACAAAAAGCAATACCATAAAACTCAAATGGCGCAAGTTGTGACATCGATTGATATACTTCTGTTTCCATGACAACCCTGTCTGCATTAACAATAAAAAAGACCCCTGTCATGATGAGGAGTCCTGATTGATAAAACGCTAACACATCCATATAGTTTTCCATTCTAGCCTTCATGTCTTTTCCTCCACTCTTTTTTAAAAGCATAAAGACCCCCTATATATTATTTTTATATATTAAAAAGACCCGGCGAATGGGCCGAGTCTTCTACTTACTGCACAAGATACTTTTTATGCTGCTCTCTCTTTCTTTCGTCTGACAATACTGCATATGTCTGTGTGGTAGCTGGACTACTATGCCCTAGAAGCTGCTGCACAGCAACAATGTCAGCACCATTGTTCAGTGTCAATGTGGCGAATGTATGCCTGCACACATGAGGGTGGACTTTGTGTCCCAATCCAATTCGCTCCGCAATTCTCTTAAATTCCCGTTGAATTGCTCGGTGCCCCACTCTACGATACGGCTTTCTCAGTGTAATGAATAATGCTTCCTGGTCATCAGTGCGCGTCATTAAATACTTTCTCAAATGATACATTGCCTTAAATGAGAAGAATACTTCTCGTTCTTTGTTTCCCTTTCCTATAACACGGCAGCTCATTGACTGTAGGTTGATATCATCCTTGTTTAGCGCTTGAATCTCAGACAGCCGGCAGCCAGTAGCATAAAAGACTTCAAGTAGTGCTCTTTCCCGCAGAAGCTTGCAAACCTCTCTCAGCATCTCGAGCTCTTCGATAGAAAGTGATTTCGGTGCTCTCTGCTCCTTTTTCGGAGCCTTGAGTCTGATTGTAGGATCCCTCATGATAATTTCTTCACCGGTGATCCATCCGAAGAACGATTTTAATACTGTCAGTTTCTTGCTCAGTGATGATAGTTTAAGGTGCTCGAATTGTGCAAGATAGATCCGAATATCTCCTGCAGTGATATCTTCAGTACGCTTCTTAATGAAGGTTGAAAATGTGTTCAGCTCATACCTATATGATTTGAGACTGTTGAGTGCCATACCTTCAAGCTTTTTGTTTGCCAAGTATAGTTTAATGTTGTCAGTTAAGTCTGGATGAGTCTCATCATCCTCTACTTTTTCAACAGCATAAGTAGCAAGCAGTCCTGACAGTTTACCTCTCATATCTTCTACATTTACTGGCACCATTTCCGAGACAAAACCTACAAGTTCAGTAATCAGTTGCTCATTAGACTGTGTCATATAACTCCCCTATCCGTTACTTATATAGTAACATTTGATAAACACATTCTATACTGTTACTATATAAGTAACAATAGTTATATGTTACTATTTTAGGAACACAAGGAGGTATAAATGATGCACGTAGTCATTAAATTAAACGAATTACTAAAAGAAAAAGGAATTTCACAACGCTCACTTTCAAGAGATTCAAACGTACGTCTGGCAACAATTAATGAAATGTGTAAACAAGAAACTAAGTATCTTCCACTGGATAATTTAGCAGCTATCTGTGAAGTTTTAGAATGCGAAATTGCCGATATACTCAAGCTTCAAAAGAATCATTAGTCTTTACTATTTTGATTTTGTTTGCTTGCTTCCTGCATAGCGACCTCATACTTAGCAATTTCAAGTTCTAAGTATGAGATTTTTTTAACCAATACTTCTATGACTTTATTTGCATCTACATTTACATTCATTTTTTAATTCCCTCCAACTTCAACTTTTTCGTAAAGTTCTTGAATTGCTCTCCACAGATAGCTCACCATGTGATACATATCAATTCCCACACCGTCCAAACTAACCACTTCAGCAGGCGCCTCATCTACAATCAATCCAATTCTTTTAAATTCATTGTCCAGATCATCAATATGATGATAACTATGAACCTGAGTTGAAATTACTCCGTCAAGGGCCTGCATATCAGCTATCTCAATATTCTTTTTGTATTCTCGATTCGACACTTCAGTAAATGCGCTTGCGTGAATAGATCTGTAACCTGTATCTGATCCATTTCGAATATGAACTTCATCACTAAGCAACTTTATTGCAGCTCCACTGTATTGATGTTGGATTAGTGTATTAGATCCTGCCGAAAGCACACGTAAAAGACCTGAGCCGGAAGGATTTAACTCAACGGTAGAACCTATCATTGCTACAGTCCCACCATTTCTTACTTCTGAAGCTTCTCCTGCAGTATTCGCGTATCCTGCATTCGCAACATAACTTGGTGCAGGTAATCCACTGACTGATGCAGATGAAAAATTTACATCTCCGATAAATCTCACGCTGTCATTGAGAGATTGCAGCGTTATGCTGCCTATACTTGAATAGATGCTAAGATCAAGACTAGAACCTCTGATTGAGTGGACATAACCCTGAGGAGAACCTAAATCCCATGTGAGCCTGTCCTGATCCAACGACATATCATTTATTGATATTCTACCGTTTGAAATTTGAACGTTTCTTCCTGGTGATATGGAGTTCAGGGTTATACCATTAATCGTTCCACCAGTAATGGTCCCGAGATTACCTGTAATTTCTGATAATACTGTTACTGCACCTACTAGATTGATTTTACTTGCCTGAATCTTAATAGTAGTGGCCGTTTGGTTGATCAGAGATGAGATCGTATTTCCGTTGTAATCCGTTTGAGAAACTTTCGATTGAATTTCAGTTGCATTTATTGTGATTTGACTGAATGCTTCTTGCAGCTCGCCATTAATCACTCCAACTTCTAAAGTAATTCTTTCATCAGTTTGCTCTATCATTGAATACTGCTCTGACAAATCTTCGTTTATTTGCTTTACTCTACGGTTGATATACCTAGAATCATCTTGCTGCTTTTGAATATTATCGGCGTCTTGATCCAGCATGTCTTTCCATGCTGATGATAAGGTTGCTCTGATGGTCTTTTTATCAAAAGGGTTCTTGACTATATCAACAATACGAGCTGGCAACCTATCTATTCCAAATGGCGTATGAGTGATATGAACAACATCCCCCAAGCGAATATCCTCTTCATGAAGAAAATCCACCTTATACGAAAACTGAATTTTATCGACTGTATCGAGATACTTTTGAGCTTCGTACAACAATTCACTCGGATCATCAATATCATTGAATCTCACTTCTCCGCGCTTCGGTCTACGGTACATGCCTATATAAGGAGAATCGACGTATCGCAGTCCAGTAAGCCCTTCAAGTGTTAATCCGTCCTTGCCGTAAACATAGAGACGAGTGATTATATTTGACGTTGTAGAAGGATAGCTTAGAGCCTTCAGATTCTTCCCATATTTGATTTCAACATCGGTCATTCTACTTCGATTACCCAGGTGGACTGTTCTGTTGTCAAACCATAAATCAACATTCCATTTTTCGCGGATCATCTGCAGCGCCTTTAAAACGTTAATCTCGGTTAGATCAATATCGTGCAGCCCGGGAGCATTAATCGAACCAACGGAAAAATCAGTTCCAAACAGAACCTCATTCACAGCTGTTTGGCAACTCACTCCATAAAACTCAACAACACGTGGAATATACTCATCAATCAATTCAATATAAACGTGTGTAGCCTTAACAGAGATCGTTTTTTTGCCAGACTCAGAGTAATCGGCCTGTTTAATAATGAACTTTTGATCTTCATATACAATAAAGTTCTCTAATTCAATTAACTTTGCAGAGTCGCTATTTTGAGGGATTGAAAATGATAGTACTGTCTCACCCATCGTCAATACTTCTCTGACTTCAGTGCCAGGAGATGGTGTCGTAATTCCGATTGGCTTTTCGTTTTTGTCTAATACAGTAAGCAAATATTTCACCTCATTCCAAAAAGAAAAAGCACCTCGATTGAGATGCTTTCAACTTGAATTTATCTTCGTAAAGCAAGTAGTTCTCCAATGCTCTTTATTTCATCATCCTGAATCTCAGCAAGGATTTTTTCTGCTCTATCATTAAAACGGTCAGCACTCTCTACCAAGCCGTTTTCAATTAAGATTTCAACTACAGCCCGATTAAACGCTTTTTGCTTCACATGCTTAAACTCTGAAATCGCAGTAATTGCATTTTCTGCTTCACTCAAGGTATTCCCCTCCTCTTCTGATTATTGATTATACAGAAGAAGAGGCTCATCCTTTATTTTGTCGCTAAGCCTGCCAAAAACTTGAGTTCTTCTAACTTCAACTCACGCCCTAACTTCTCTTCAAACTCAGCAACCATTTTCTTTAGTAATTCCGAATCAATTTCTTTGAGCTTCGGCCGATTGACCACAATTGATCACACCTACAAAAGAATTTGAGACGACCCTTTTTTAAGAAAAATATACCACTTTTGAACATCAAAAAAAACATCATTATTTAATGATGTTTACGACGCATAAATCTCCAAGAAAAAGAGCAACTAACCAGTTGCCCTACTAAGTTTAATTTTTCCTAGAACGTTCTATCGACTCAATCAACTGAAAGATAGCATCTACTACTGTATCAAATGATAGTTGAGCTTCTTCAGAGGTAGCTTTAGCTTTTGACCCATGCGCTATCTCATTTCTCCAAATCAAGACCCTCTCTTGCCAATTTCGATGGGTTTCTTTAAAAGACGAAAGCTTAAATCCAAACAAGTTGTACATTAAAGGGTTAACTTTAGTTGGAATATTTGCCGAAACCATAAGCCTTGAAATACTGTCTTCATCAAGTCCTATTCTTAAATATTCATTTGATATTGTTTTATCAATAAAGGATTCTAAAGCTATTTCTGAAAGGATTATACTTGTTAAATATTCTTTTGATCTTAAATGATCTAAAGATGAAGATAACAGGTGCAACCATGGTTCTTCATAGTCATCTTTTTTGGCATTAACTATATAAAATGACATGATTTCTTCTCCTAGTTTCGGTTCCTCTGAGCCTTCTATAAAAGAAGTAAGAACATTAAAACCGTTGGCCGTTATGTCAACTGCTCCTATTTGAAACGGTCCCATTGGAATCAACTGTACTTTAAATACTTTTTGAATACCTTGAGGCAACTCTATATACTTTGAATAACCCATTTTTAAAGAAACAGTACCATTGTACATATCGTTAGCTAAAAGAGTATTCGGCATAAATTGCTCTTCTTTGTCTTTCAAAGAATTTCTTATTCCTTCATATACCGAAAAAGTATTATTGCATTCTGGATCTTGACACTTAAGGTCGAGCTTCTCAAACTCCTCAGCAGATGCAGACCATCCTCTAGAACATTCGTTGCATTTAACTGAGAGTGCAATTAGTTTTCTATGTTCCATAAATCCCCCTATGATCGTTTAGACATCAAATTCTACTTCGTTGTCCTCGCATTTTGAACACACTATAAATAGTGATTGATGCGGGTAGCTGCCCAAGACAGAGATAACAATATTTGAAGAATTTGTTTTCTTATCAAATCCTTTTTCAACTAATAGTTCACTATTACATTCCATGCATTTAACAGAAAATCCTTTTGTCATTTCAAATCAGTCCTTTAAGTGATTTTATCATAAGGGGATTATGAATTCTGAACATAAAAAATACACCTCAATGGGTGCTTGCTTTACGACGTATAAAATTCCAGATGCGGCGCGATGTTTACTTTCCTTCGCTAATCGTTTTGTTGTCGATTACATTTTGTCCGCAGTCGTGGCATTCTATTTCGATAATATTTCTATCATATTCCCTGTCCCAACTGATAATTGAAACGTTGTTTTTACCACAATTGTCGCATGTAATAGTGAATCCTTTGTTCATATTAAACCTCCCGACTTCTTGCGTTTAAAGCTCCTGAACAACCGACAATGAACCTGTATCCGATTGTGGCGTAGCCTGAATCATATTTGATTCTCCCTGTGTAATGCGTCCAAGTGTGACCATTTTCGATAGGTAAACCGCATCAATCTTTTTCATAATCCACATGTTTAATAAGAATCCGTAAAACATTTTACATTCCTCCTAATAATACGCCTAATAACGCTTCTTCTGTAGCGTCCTGGCGCTCTTTTAATATTTGTACATCTGATTTAGGAATATCTTCTAAAAACGCTTGATGTGGTGAAACAGAAACATCCACACCGATTCCATCTCTTATCTTTAATTGTTTTCCTTGAGGGATTTCCACCCATAAAAAAGGTACACCGTTTGGTTCTCTTGGTGAAGGTTCACCGCTTCTAATATCCAATATATAACCTGCATTGTCATAAATGATTAACGTGTTCATTTAAATTCCTCCTTCATTCATAAGCAAACCAATTGAAAGTACCTGTACCATAAGGCATGGAAATGACTAGACCATCACTGTTCCATGTCACGGTTGGACTATAATATGGTGAGTTTCCTGCCCCTATACGTAATGGGGCAGGCAATGCAATAGAAGCCATGACAAAATGCGCTATATGATTACCCCCAGATACTGTTTGAGCAAGAAATGTTTTTGGAGTAAATGGCAGACCTGTAATTATCAAACTATAACCAGTGAAGCTTGTTGTTCCACTAGCCCACCCTTTACCTGTACTAATTTGTCCTATTTTCGTAGCCAATGTCGGAAATGTATCGGTAGGACTTGCCGCTACACCTTTTGCAGTAACCGCACTAGCCACTGCCGTTTTCCCATCACTGGCTGATTGAAAAGCCGCATCTGCTCTGTCCATTGCGGTTTTAACCGCTTTTGGAGTCGCTGCTAACGTTTCACTCGTACTGGTTACACTACTGCTTAATTGGACATGTCCTTTTTTGGTTAATGTCGCATCTTCCGCCGGATGCGTCGTAGCGAATTCTTGTAATGTAGCAATATCTGCCTGACTACCTTTACTATCTAATTCACTTTGTAACCCATTAACATCTGATATTTCATGAGAATGTGCTGCCGGCGTAAACTCAGTTGGCTTCCCAGTAAGATCTGACCAATCTGTAACTGTATCAACTTCCACATTTCCGCTTTCATCAGGAGATAATCCATTAACGGTAGATACAGCACCAGTACCATCTACTCCACGTTGAGCTCTTAAGGCCCAAAATGTAGTGTTCGTAGGCAGGTTGCCTGTGGTTTCCTGCAACGCTACATAAGATGATCCGTTATAACCAACCTCATTGCCTCTCAGGTAAGTCACGCTTGCACTGAATTCACCAACCCTCTTAAAGTTGTTAGTTACAAACTCAGCTGCTTGTGTTGCGCTTTCAGCATCTGCTGTAGCATCAACTGCGCTAGCAGTCGCTGTATTTGCGTTAGAAGTTGCTTCATCAGCTAATACCGCTGAAGCATTGGCAGTATCTGCTGCAGTATTCGCGTTACTTGCTGCAGTGTTTGCTGAATTTGTTGCTGCTGTTGCATCAGTGGTTGCCTGGTTAGCACTAGCAGCCGCTGTATTTGCTTCAGTTGCTGCTGTATTTGCTGACCCGGCGGCAAGAGTGGCATTGTTAGCTGCATCATTTGCCGTAATACTTGATTCCTCAGCAGTTTCAGCAGCCGTCAATGCATCCGCAGTAGCTGCTTCTGCATTATCAATTGTTGGTCTTAATTCATCAATTGCTTGTTCTGCAATATCAGATGCTGTATTTGCTCGATCTGCAGCTTGATTTGCCGCTGTTGTTGCAGAAGCTACATCACCAATTTTTGAGAAGTTACGATTAATCTTCTCCCCAAACTCCAAGTCTAGTTTGGTGCCGATAATCTCAAAACCTTCTGCCATTTCTTCACACCCTTTTTAATAAAGATACGTATGTCTAAACTCAATCTCCATAATGTAATCAGCTTGATCAGACATAACCGACAAGCTGTTTACACCTGGCTGGAGAACAAAAAAATCGCCTGATGTATCATCAAAGCGATTGGTCGAATTTAAATATACAGTTGAATTTTTCATGTCGATCGTAAGCTCCGATGTACCACCCATCGTTACATCAATTAGTAATTCTTTTCCGGTGGTTTCATTCTTCAAGAGAATCGTGTCCGCTATGCCAACTATTTTAATAATGGGAAAAGCGCGATAGGTTCCTGCATTCACAACCTCAAGCAAATTGTAAGGCTGGTCAATATCGTATGTGTAAGTCATGCCTAAACTTAAACCTTGCCCTAATACATAGCCCTGACCTAATTCAAGAGGAGTCGTTGATTTAGTGACCGAATATGCAAATGGGTCAAATGCTTTTAACGGCAGAGTAAATTCGCCATAGGTACCAATTCTTTCGATAGGCAAAGATCCATTATATTTTACAAAGTAAACTTTACCTGATTGACGACCTAGCACCAACTCCTGAACACCTTTTGAAGGGTCAAATGCCAATGCTACCATCGCCAGCTTCGATTGATATTCAGCTTCATTATCTGCTGAAATATCCAGTACCAATTCTATCGGCCGAGTCGTATATTCTGTTCCTAAATCAATCGCTCCATCCAGACCAGGTAGCTCTTCCTCAAACTGTCTAGTCGATGGAAGGATTGGTACATTAGCTCTGATTAAGGATAGTCCCAGAGCGTCAAACGAAAATCCTGCAATGTTACCTCCTCCTCTCATATCTAAGCTCATGGTCTATTCCCCCTCGATAAAAGCTTTTGAGCAAGCAATTCTCTTTCGGTCCAGTATGTCGCGATGTCTGCATCGTCTTCTAGCCTTACATCACCTTCATGTGAGATCAACGGACCATGGTAATGATGTTCTTCGACTTTCTGTCCGGTCCCGCCGATTAACGATTCTAGTTGCTGTGGCTGAAGAGCAATTTCGCCGCGTTGCATAACAGCCGCAATTTCATTCGGGAGAAGTCTGTCTGATCGACTGAAGTTCATGAGACCCGCGATACCTCCAGTGTGATACTTGGCCACATCAGCGACTTTAAAGAAGCCTCGTTCGAATAGTTTATCTCTTACCTTTTGCGCTCTTTCAAGAGACTCAAAAATACCTCTTACGTGATATCCTCTTTCTCCTTTTTCAATATTTGCTTCATGGGCTCCGTAATTCCTCATCATTTCATCTGCAACTTCTTGAGCATCGGAAGCGTTACCATACCAACCGGTATAAATACTCCCTCTGGTGCCTGCTTCTCCTTGAACAGGTTTAGCAAGTTCCTGATATTCAGTTACGAAATTTGAAAGTTCTTGGATCAATTTTCGATTAGTTTCTCCCATGAGTTTTAATCTCTCATCATGCATGAATTTTTCAATTTCTAATGTATATCCAGAGTAATCAGAGACAGCTTTTCGCAATTCGCTAAAGTAGTCTTTGACCTGATCTTCTCTCTGATCGAGATTTGCAAGTTCTTCATCTCGCTGATCTTCAAGCTTTCTCTTCTGATCCTGGCGATCCATCTCACGCAGCTTCTCTACTACAGAATTGTATTTAGCAATTCCATCTCTGGATGTTGCATGACGATACTTTTCAGCATCAGCTAGTAACTTGCTGCGGTCTTCTTCACGTTTTTCAGCATCCATTTCATCAAACTGATCATTATAAAAATCATTAATTTCTTTCCTGCGCTTATCCAATGAATCAAGTTCCGCGCGTTCTTGATCCCTCAGGCTGTCTTCAAGGGCATTTGTCGTATCTCGTAACGCTTGTTCCTGCTCACGTTTGAGAAGTTCAGTCAGTTTTCTGCGCTCATCATACAATTCTTTATCCAACTGTTTGGTTGCTTCAGTGTTAGCCCGGTACTTGTACCTTAAGGCATCTAAGTTTTTAATTCTTTGACTCAGAATGAAGGTATCTGATCGACCGACATCTTTCATGCGGTCTTCTACTTTTGATAAACCATCTAACTCTGCTTTGAATGCATCTGTGCTAAGTTCCTGACGTCTTCGGTAAACTTCTACTTCGAGTTTCTTCCTGATATCTTTATGTGCATTGAATCTTTTTAACAGACTTTCGTACATCTTCAGTTCAGTTGATTCGGTAATCCGATCCATATCCCTCTGATACTTCATAAATTCTTCTGCAGCCCTTAACCTTTCATTAGCAAGGGTACCTTTGTCCTTCAGCTCATTGTCTTTATCATAAGCAGAAACGCTATTGATAGATGAATTCAACATTCTGAAAAGTTGGTTTTGCTGTGACTCTGTCAGAACCATTTCATTTCGTAAAAGCCGGACATCTACTTCATTGTGTAAAGGACTCGATGCAACACTTGCACCTGTGCCGCCTGAATGCAAACGAGGTAGTTCCTGACCATCTTTACCAATGACTCCACCAGAGTGATATGCGAGTCTCTGATTGCCTGCGTTTAAGTCAGGGCCACCCGTTTGACTGGTGATAATCGTTACTCTCTTGCTGATATCTCTTCCTAACTCAGCATTTAATGCCTGGGCATTAGTAGTAGCGCCAAGTATCTGGTTTCTCACTGTATTCAAGTTAGCGATCTGACCATCTATAGCAGCCACACCATCCAAATACTCACGCGTATTCCTTTCAGCAGCTGGTGTATTTTGTTGTAATTGCTGCTTTTCCGCTCGCAATGCCGATATAGCTCCATTCACTGCTGAAATTTGTTCCTGATAAGTACCGGTCAACAAATCCGACATACCTTTAACAGAAAGTAATTCGTTTTTGGCATTATTTAAATTAGTTAACTGTTGATCTAAGGCTCCAACTTGCTCTCTATATGCTTCTGTATTACGTTGATTTACAGGTGTATTTTCTTCCAGGGCTTGCTTTTGTGTTTGTACTCCTGCAATAGCTTCTTGAATAGCTTCAACTTCTTTGCCCTTTTCAGCAGTCAAGCCAACTTGTTGCAAAACTAATTCACTCATTTGTTGAGTGATTTCATCCACTAGATCAATTTCTTGTTGTAAGGCAGCTATATCTTCTTTAGTCTTATCATTCTTCGCAGTCTGTTGACCTAAAAGAACCTCATGATTATCAATTTGAGATTGTAGCTGGTCTCTCTGCAAGTGAAGTTCTCTAGTAGTAAGACCCTGTTCTTCATTATAGGCAATCTGCTTTTCAATCTTTTCTATTTGTCGTTCTGTGGCCGCTTCATCAAAACTATTTGCTTCCGCACGCAATCTTTCTTCTTCAACTATTCCTTCGTTTAGTTCTTTCTGGAGTCTTGCTAGTTCCTCTTTGTTTTCACGCTCGTTACTTTCAGCTGTAATTCTTTGACGCTCTAATTCACGCATTGTTGATTCATACAGCTCGGCATTGTATTCTCTGACTTTATCAGTGGTCGCCAAAATACGGTTACCCTGATCGGTGATTGCAACCGCAGATTCAGGGACGGTATCGATCAGTTCATTATTGAGTTCCACCATTCTATTTAACTCATTATTGGATAATGTACTCTTTTCAACTAAAGCATCTTGTTCAGCATTCAGCGCTTCAATCGTGCCTTGATCAGAGGCTGCTCTTAACTCGGCTTGAATGTCCATGAAGCGACCAAATTCATTTCGTGTCAATTCACTTTTTGCGCGAAGACTTTCGAAATCATCAGTCTTGTCTTTTAATGCTTGGCTTGTCTCTATCATAGAATTAGCCAATTCAAGGTTTACTTCATTCGTATCATTGTAAGCTTGTTTGAGGGCAACGATCCCACCAGATAAAAGAGATACTCCGATAATTGCTGCACCTACTGGCGTCATAGCAAAAGCACTCAGAGCAATGGAAAGCTTACCAAGTGTTGCGAGTGTTGCCGCAACTGCCGCTGTAGTGCCGACAAATGATACTCCCATCTTAACCGTTTCTCCATCAACTTCACCAAGCCATCTGACTACATCAGCACCTTGATCAACTAGGTCTCTAAAGATTGGTAAAAATTCATTTCCAACCTTGATACCTACTTCTTCAAGCGCAGACTGAAATTCTTTAAAGGATCCATTCAACGTATCCATCTGAGTTTTTGCTACACGCTCAGCTGTTCCACCTGCGTTTTCTAGTTCAGAAGTATAATCAGCAAGTGTGTCTTCTCCAACATCAAGCAAAGCAAGAAATCCAGATGCTGCTTCAGTACCAACTAATTGAGCAGCAGTTGCTGTCTTTTGAGCATCACCCATACCCTCAAGTTTTCCGGCGATATGACCCACGAGCTCCGGAATAGGCTTCATAGAACCATCTGCATTTTGTACTGATATATCAAGAGCTTCAAATGCTTTTTCTGTTTGACCAACTGGATTAGCAAGTGCAAGTAACATAGCACGTAGAGAGGTACCTGCTTGTGAACCTTGAATACCGGCGTCACTCATTTTGCCGACTGCTGCTGCAGTTTCTTCAATACTCAAACCAAGCGAAGCTGCTACCGGCGCTACATACTTCATTGCATCTCCAAGCATAGGAAGATCTGTATTAGCTGTACTCATTGTTTTTACAAGAATATCAACGGCCTCACCCGATTGTTCTGCACTCATACCAAAACCGGAAAGAATATTTGAAACGATATCTGCTGAAACGCCAAGAGATTGCTGAGAAGCTGCTGCAAGGTTTAATACTCCAGGCATAGCTGAGATAGTTTCGTTCACATCAAAACCGGCCATTGCAAGATAACTCATGCCTTCCGCTGCTTCAGAAGCGCTGTATTGAGTTGTAGCACCCAATTCACGAGCAGTTGCTTCAAGTCGCTTGAACTCCGCGTCAGTAGCACCGGAAATTGCTTTTACTCGTGCCATTGCCTGCTCAAAGTTACGTGCGACCTGGACAGATGCCCCAATACCGGCAATTACTGCGCCACCTACTGCTACAGAAGATTTTTGGATATTACCAAAATCTCTGTTAAGATTTTTGCTTGAGATCCGGGTCTTCTCCATCTCATTTCTCGCATCGTTCATCTTATCTTTAAAATTTTTACTATCTAATAAAATACGACCTCTAAGATCGCCAAGACTTGCAGCCATATCGTCACCCTCCCTGCATTGCTCTCAACCGTTCCATGCCTTCACGGTCAAATTTCATATTTTGAGGCTTTTGGTTTTTAGTTGAATGATTTAAGCGCTGGAGATCATTGAAGTATTTTGTGAACTCTTCATCACGCATGGATCGGTTATTTGTAGCGATCATCCTTGTGATTGCTTCGATCTGATGAGAAATGTCTTCATCACGCTTTTTCTCAAGCATTGCAGGAAGATCAACCAGGTAGTACTCTTGCTCAATCGCTTTTTGAGTAACTCCTAAGGCAATTGCTGCTTCCTGTAAAAATTCATCAAGTGTTACGCCTTCTGCTTGATCTCCTGATTGCTGTCCGTCAAATTCTTGTGCAGAAGGCTTTTTACGTTTTTTAGAACTGCCTCAAAGTCATTTCGCTTATATGTGAGCATGAGATAACGAACAAGTTCTGAAACCCCAGCTTTTTTATGCAGATAATCTTCATCAATATCACTAAGTAACGAAACGATTCTTACCACTTCATCAAGGCCAACTTCAGCAGCTAACAGACCGGTGGTTACACGGTCATCCTGATTTGCTGTGAAGACCTGGATTAACAGGTTGGGTAATACATCAATTGACTGCGTTAATTTCTTAAAAAGATCAGGACTGATTTTCTTCACTTCAGCCTTTTTATCACCAAGCAGCACAAAATTGTCCCCGTTAGCTCTTTGTTGCATCCATTCCTTCAACATTCGATTTCCTCCCAAAAGTAAAAGAGCCCTCAAGTGAGAGCTCTTTAATTAGATATTATCCTGCCGGCGCTGGATCTACTGCAGTTTCATCACCCATGATATAAATCTGATTGCCGTTCTCCATATCTGGGTAGCCAACAAACGTGATATTCGTTACACGCTCATTATCTGAGTTGTAAGTGTATTCTGGGTCAGCCATTACGCCCGCCAGTGGCATTGTAATCCAGTCATTTGGAGTAGCTGCCGGGTCCGTTGGTTTGATAACCAGCTTTTTAGCATTCTTAAGGAAGTTGTAACCCGCTTGCGCACTAACAATTACTTTCTTTTTTACGTTCTCCGGATCAGTAGCATCTTCAACATACTTAGAATTCGGAATCGCCGCCGCAATTTTTTCAAGGTCGTGTAATGCGAACGGTACTGTTACTTGTGCAGTACGTCCTTTTAGAATTGATTTAACGATGGTGTCACCGAGTTGATCAATTGTAGTATCTTGCTTAGTTGTCCCGGCAGAAAAAACAATCCCGCCCTTTGTAACATCAAATACTACTTTACTTGTGTCCTCACCGTATTCAACAGTAGCTGGACCGATTGGAACATCAATACCTTGTGCCATAAATGTTGCCTCCTTTAATTAAATTCCTGAATTTTAAAACTGAAATTGGTGGAAAAAATAGGACGATCCTTTTCATCCAGTCCGATTGGAATTGGATTACTTTGAATCGCCCTGCTGATATAGATGTAGCTTTTGCCGATTTGATAGTGCACCTTCTTATTGAGTAGTTTAATAAGAGCTTTTGCTAAAGTCTCTGTTTCGTGCATCCGAATAGGGTTTATAGAGTAGCTTTTACCCTTCAGCACCACTTGGAAGTTTGGAAAATCTAAAGGTAAGTCGTTATCAGACTGACCACCCCCAGTCGAAAAAACAAAAAGAGCCGGCAATTGGCTCTCATCCATTTCAGCTGGTATGAAGTTGGGGTCCGGGAATACATTGAAACCTTCAGCTGATAAATATTCAATTAGCTCAGTTCCGGTCAAAATGAAAAACCTCCAAACTTCAGAGCAGTAGCAAGCTCTTTCATGATCGTTTTTTCGTTAATGGTAATAGCGTTCTCCAGATACTTTTTACCAGGCATGAAACCTTTGTGGGCCCCTTTGCTACTCGTAACTTCTCCAGGAGAAAAGTGAACAACTTTACCTGTTTTTGTTTTCCGGAAACCTTCATGCTGAGCCCAAGCATATGGTGCTACTTCAGGACTGGCAACAACTCCAAAGTCGATATAGATTGCTGAAAGCATTGTCTTTACTTCATCAATATCCAGTGCCGCCTCAAGATCACCGCTTAGGACTGGAGCAAGCATCCTAGCATCCTCAATAACCTTCTCGGCCAGCTTGGTCAAAACAATATCGAGATTGCGAAAGAATTCTCTTTCGATATTTGTTAGACTTTGCTCCATTTCATCCAGTCCACCAAGAACGAAGTATTCATCAGCCATAAATGATCACCTTCTTTGCGATATCGGTACCGAGCTCTTTTCTGACTTCATAATGCAATGGCCGGAAGTCGTACTCCTTGCCGAGTTGATTAGTGTAAAGGATTCGATCCTGATTACCGATCGAGTGAGCGCCCGGCAAATGAACTTCAATCATACTCTGTACCTCTTCACCTTTATCATTCTTGATGACCTTCTGCTCTTCAATCACTTTAGCCTTAGAGGGAACTTCATCGGTGCCGCTGACACGCCCCCAATTATCGACTATTGCCTTTACGTGAGTAATGACTGCCGGGTACCCAAAGATACTCATAGCAGCATACCGCCGAACTGTGGAAGTGCTTCTTCTTCAGCTTCATGCTCAACAACTTCAAAGATAGGCGGTCCTAAAATCTCTCTGACTTCAGGAGCGACCTTATCCCGGGATGTATAATCAATACGCTCACCATTATCTGTGACAGCCTTAACTCCCTGCTTCTGAAATTTCAGAGCCGGGTCAAGTCCTTGCAGCTCCCAGATCGCCTGATAAGCAACTGTTTCATCAGTTAGTGGTACTTCTGGATACCATCGCGTGAGATTTCTTGAAGCTTGAACAAAGGCTAAATCTTTCTTTGCGGCCTCGTCCCATGCTTGTGAATCAAGAACGTTTGATGCAATCCAGGCTCCCACTGTTTCAACTGTAGGCATTCAGATCACCTACTTTCCTTTTTCAGCCTCATCAGCTTTTGCTTTTTCTTCAGCAGCCTTTTTATCTGCAGCTTCTTTTGCTTTAGCTTCCTCTTCGGCTTTTTGTTTAGCTTCTGCCTCAGCTTTAGCAGCAGCTTCTTTTTCAGCCTTTTCGCGTGCCTTCTTCTCTGCCTCAGATTCTTCAATCTCTGCACCGACACCAAGATCAATTAGACGTTTGCCATCTTCCTTTTTGATCTTCTTCAGCTCGTCACCAGACTTGAACCATTTACCGTTATGCTTTACGACTGCACTGACTTTAACATCCATCCTTCTCACTTCCTCTCAAAAGAATAAGACGCCTCAGAAGAGACGCCCTTAAATCACTGTTGCTGTAACAACAGAATCGTTATATCCGAATGCAGGGAACGCAAGATTTGCACCGATAGTTCTTACACGAATAGGATTTTTATCGATATCTCTGAATACATAGATACCATTCGAATCTGTATCAACTGCATCAATCTCACTCATCAGTTCTTCAGTTGTTTTCGCCCACAGGTAGTTCCCCAGAGGACCGTCAGGAAGAAGGACAAAACGGTTTTGCGGCATCATTCGAACATTTGAGAAAGAAACACGTCCATTGGAGAGTGCCTTATTCTCAACACGAGCCTGCGTATCGTACTCTACAATCACAGGAAGATTGTGAGTATCCATGAGTGAATCAAGCTGAGCACGGTTAAGAATCGGCGGGTTCGCAGTGCCTGATGGATCACCGTGATATGCCTTTCTAAGACTCATGTTTTGCTTAAGGTACCCGATAACTTGACGTGACGCCATTGCGCGGCTTAGAACAATCCCTTTATCACCGGCATCATTTACCCACTGCTGAATGTCATCAAGCGGAGTAGAGTTTTCTGTATCGCTCCACAGGTCCGTCCCGCTAAGCACTGGCTTTTGATCTGCTTGATATCCGAAGTCTACTGAGATTGGTGGCGCACCTGCTTCAGATACAGTTACCTTTCCAGTAGAAATCGCCTGCATTGCAATCCATTCTTTACGAGCCTTAATTGCTTGTACAGCATAAGCTGCATCATCAAGCTGAGTTCTACGGATTTCTGCAAACTCATTTGAACGAAGGCCGTTCTGAAGCAGAAGACGGACATACTTCTCATCCATTGCGCGACCGCGCTGAATCTTAGGAATAGAAATACGTTGTCCTGTAAGACCTTCACGGCTGCCGTATTCAACTTCTGTACCAAGCTCTCCGACCTGGGCCATTACAGGAAGACGAGATCCTTCACGAATAACATCTACGTTTAGCTCAGATGTTTCCTGCGCCGGGAAGAGCAGCTCAGCAAGATAGTTATTTGGTGTAACAAGGTTATTTGAATAAGTCAGTAACTCCTGACCTGAAAGAGCTTGTTCAAGATTCAATAATTCTGGTGGCATTTAAACCATCCTTTCTGTTTTCAAGTTTATTTGATTAAGCGAATACAATCTGAGGCATTTTGCCGCGAAGTGTAGCATCAACAGCAACAGGGATGCGCTCTGAAATCACCTTCGCAACCTCATAACCACCGACAACATGATCCCCTTCAGTTACATCTACAGTGTGCTTGAGAAGCACGGTCGGGTTCTCTGATCCGTCAGCTCCTGCTGGATCGTACGGCACGTACTTCCCACTCGCCAGCTTCGCCATGGGCATTCCCTTCGCAATGACCTTCTTTCCATCAACAGCGGTTACTGCAGCAGAATCAATCGTGATGCCATTAACTACTTCACGAACTACCTCGTAACTCGCCAGAATTTCTGCTTCACCTTCAACTACAAAGGTTGGACGGGGTTGTAAATTCATTTCTCATTCCTCCAGTTCAATTGGTTTATCGTTTCCACGGATCATTTACACTAGCTGTGTAAGTACCGCGGGATTGTGCTTCTTTCTTCAATTGCTCTAAACGCTCTTGCTCAGATTTACGGCTGCTTCCTGCATCTGCACCAAAGTTGCCGTTGCCCGCTTTCTTCAGAAGATGTGGCTTCTTTTTTGCCAGCGCTTCAAGAACTTCTTTGACGCCAGTAATCTCACCGTTGGCATCTTCTTTTACATCTTCAAAATCGCCGAGTTTAAGAGCATCCTCGTAATCAGCAAAGTCGAGTTCCTTTGCGGCTAGTTTTACCTCGGCTGTCAGAAGTCGCTTGAATGTCTTCTGGCGATCCTCCTGCAGTTTCTGTTCAATGATTGCATCAACATCTACATCTTTGTCCGGACCTTTACCGCCTTTATCACCAGTTCCACCTTCAGGATTCTTTTTAGAAGAAATTGCTTTCTCCATCGCTTCAACCGAGTCAAAGCCGAGCTGTTCGGCCAGTGCTTTCTGTCCAGCTTTTTGTGCTCGATTTAGGCGCTTATCCAATTCTTCTTTGCTGTTGAAAGTAGCAAACGGTTTGTCTTCCGGATCTGGTTTAGTTCCGGATCCTCCTTCGCCGCCTTTGTCACCACCAGATTCTCCACCTGGAGGATCACCTTCCGCAAAAAATTGAAGATTAAGCTTTAAAGGTTTTTTATCAGAAGCCTGAATTGTTTCCGGCTTTTCAAAGAGTGATTTGATGAATGTAAAGATCGCTAAATATAGTTTCATATTGCCTCCTGTTTAAGGTCGTCAGTATGACCATGGTTTCCTTCACAGCTTTTAATGCCATCAGCAAGTTCTGGGCAGGCTTCTCACGCTCAGCCGGCGAGATGGCGGATCACCTCTCATTCATGATTTAGATGTTCTCGAAACCACTCGATCCACCTCCTCAAATACATAATAAAAAGCACCCTGCATGGATGCTTAGATTCTTTTGCTATTCTTTTTCACAAACCCCTGCCATTCTTTTAAACGGTGATCTCTCAATTCTTTTGGACCTTCATCAATTGCTGATTTCAAACGGCGTGCTTCCTGTCCATACAGAGCAGCGCAGACACGACGGCAATCACATTTCTTTTGTTTAGTCGGGCAACGCCCAGTACTAATATCCATCAGGTACCACTCCCCTCACTCAGAATGAAGCCAAACTTTCTAAAGTCCGCCTGCCACTCCTGGTACCTTGCTGTGTTTCTGGTCTTGTGACTTGAGAAAGTCTTCAAGTCCGGCAGGTCCGGCATACGTGATTTGTATTTAATCCATTGCTTGCGAGTCTCATTCTTTCGTGATTTCTCCCGCTGCAGTTGATTGTATCGATCAATATCTTTTTGAGTCCGATTATCCGCAAAAGGTCTATTTGACCTATTGATCATATCCATCACTTCTTTTGAATCCCGCATCTCTTCATTCCAGGGATAAGTGCTGTGAACACAATGACTGTGATACGGTGGTCTACGGTCAAGTGTTGGGAACCTGCTGTCTCTACCACTGATAGAATACACACGGCCCTGAAACTGAGCACATAAAGCGCAGGTAATCCCCACGCTGTTAACCCGGACCAGGTCCTGACCGTTATCTCTCATTCGATTAATGCGACCATCAACATGTGCTTTCCGCTGATGATACTGGATCGTACCGGCCATATACTTCTCAACAGGAATGCGTGCGCCGTTACTTGCAACCACTCCGGTAATGCCCCGTTCAGTCGCCTCAGCAATTGCTTTCTGAGTAGCCTGCTTCCTAGTCACCCCTTCAACAAGTGAGCGCTGATTGGCTTTCTGCACGATTGATTCAATACGCTCTTTTGCATCCTTGCTCATGTTGTCAGATGCTTCAAGAATTGAATAGAAGGCTTCATCCAGTGTTTCCTGAACAGCTTCTTTATGGATCTTCGTTTTGAATGAGGCCTCAATATTGTCGAACCCTTCTATTCTCATTTCCTCAGTAGCTTCTTTGGATCCGGCCCTATATGCAGCTTCGATGATCTCAACTACAATACCGGATACATCACCGTTCAAAGTAGAGATGATTACACCAATCTGCTTCAATAATTCAAGCTGCCGGCGCTTCGCCAGACCTCCAGTCATGCTTTGGATCAGCGCAAGCATATCAAATGAGGCTACCTCGTACATCGCGATAAGTTCTTCAACCTTCTTCTCATCCATTATGCATCATCTCCAATAGTGGTCCGCGGCGGCTGAGTGAATGTTGGATTCATACCATCTGTTGCTTGCTCATCTTGAATCTTCTGTACCTCAGTCGTGATTGCCTGTTCAGACCAATCAGGATGTAGATTTCGTACAGTAGTTTCAAGTGATTGAACACCGTCTGCATACTTCTTGGACTCTTCTTCACCAGTCTCAGCTTCTGCTTTAGGCAGCATGTCTTTCCATTCCACAACCGGATCTTTCAGTTCATAGTCAGTACCACCTAAAGCATTCTCTAAGATGGTGCACTTTCGAAGCGCGTCTTTAATCGCTGTATCAAATCTATCGCGAATTGCTTCAGCTTTTATCACCGACTGGATCCATTCGTAAAGAATCGCTTTAGCAGAAAGACTCCCACCTGCTTCACCGAGTCCGACCGCAGTAGCAGCTGTCTTTGAAACAGCCATCATATAATCGATCAGCCTAGAAACATGCTTAAAGGATTGCTCTGTCTGAGCGTTCCATGTGATGTACATCGGCACAGCACCATTCTTTTCATCGTAGCTCACAACTTCAAGATCAGCGTTTCGGACAAATCTTGAACGATAATTCTTTTGATTTTCGTTTGCTACGCTGTCCCACAAAGCCCGGGGAATAGCCAGTTTCGGTTTACCATGCTTTTCAAAGACCACTGAATCACGAGTAATGGTCCAGTTAATCTCTTCCTGCATCTCCACAATATTGCGGAGACCAGAACGGCCGCGCTTATGTCTCAGCGTTTCATCATTGGTGATGAGGCCACACATCAATTCGTTCACATCGTTAAGAATTACTGACTGTTCTTCTGTCAGACCATAATCACTAGCGTACTCAGCAAAATCAATTTCACCTTTAACCTGATCGCCTTTCATTTCAAAAACATGCTGCGTCAGCTGAAGGGTCCCGTCAATAAGACGTTGCCTTTCGACTCGGAGATATTCATCATCACCACGCACATCTCGCCAGGAGATATCAGCGCCCATTCCATCATCATGCTCGAAGTACTGGTCAGCCAGCTCCCAATCGAACCAAACGCCTTTTGCATCTTTACGTCGGATTCGGTATGCAATAGCACCGTCTACTTGATGCTGCACAATGGAAGCCCACAGCTTATCTTTTACTTTAGAGATTCTGGCCGTCGATTCTATAAACTCAAGAAACTGCTTATCATCTTCACTGTCAGCCGAGATATTCCCCAATGAACGATTGATCAAGTCAGCTGGCAGTTCTGCTACAGCAGAGGCGAGATTGACTACAACATAATGATTAACTGAATTCTGTGCTGCACGTCTTTTCTTGAGGTCGCGCAGGTACTTATATTTGGAACGTTTAAGATCTTCTTTGCTGACAGCAGCTTCTGTCCCGATTTCTTTTGCTCTCGGGAAGATGTCAGCATGGTTTCCATCGTATAGATCACGAAAGAACTCCATATAGTCCAGCTCCGTTTCAAACGGACTTGGGGGAAATGATTGATTAGCATATTCGATCGTCATACTCTCACCTCTTCCTACCAGCCTGCAGGTCTTTCATTCGTCCAATCAAGTTGTCCAGATAGGACCGTGTGAATTGGATATCTCAATGCGTCCAGGCAGTGATCATTTTCTTTTTTGGGTTTATCTTCACCACGCGTTTGTGCTTTCTCATCCCAAATGTATGAAGAAAACTCACGCAGCGTTTCTTTGCAATCTTTATGGATGTACAATCTGTTGTGCTCGAGCAAATTACTCACGGTCTGAATACCATCGAGTACAGCATTATCTGCCTGCTGCGGATAAACGCCATCCTGATTCAGCTGAGCAATTAATGGTGTAGCTGACGGATCTACATAAACAGTTGCATAAGGATAACCCTCCATGAACTCTTTCAAATCCTGAGAATACATACTCACTGTCTTCTGTCTGCTTTCTTTTCGACCGTTATGGTAATACTCCTTGATAACGTAAAAAACCTCACCAGCGCGTCCTATGAGTAGGAATGTGGTGGGGTTATTTGTACCGAAGTCGATACCGACAAAGAACTCATCGATAAGAACATCTAACTTACTATAGACATGCTGCTCTTTCTTGAACATGTCGTATATGATTCCTTCAGCCAGTACCCATAAGCCGAGTATGTAACGCTGAAAGAAAATACCTTTGTACATTCGCTTGTAACGATCTTTCACTTTGTCAGATAGCGAAAGATTATCATCCATGGTGAAATGAATATGCAGCATGTTCTTTTCTACAAGCTGCTCAAGCCATTCGAGCTTAAACCAATGATACGGGCCGGCCGGGTTACAGTTGAACCAATACTTAGAACCTTCAACAGAACAACGTGCAGTCGCCTGCTTCACGAAGCTTTCCGGCATCAGTGCCACTTCATCAAAGAACATGCCAGCAAGTGTAATACCCTGAATCAGATCCTGACTGGATTCGTCTTTCCCGCCGAAAATATAAAAGTAATTGACCTTACCCTTATATGAAATGGTCAGGTAGTTCTCAGCTCGATGATCCTTAACCTGGTACCCTCTTGCTTTTAACATTCTCTTCAATGGAGTAATTACGTTTCTTCTCAGAGCCCCGATTGTCTTTCCAGACATACCAAGATTCTCTTCCTCGAAGGTATCCATCGCCCACATGACATAGGACAGCGACATCACGACTGTTTTGCCGGCACGAACTGAACCATCACAGATGATTCCGTCCTTATCTTTATGCGGAGAGTCTTTCCGCCACCAGGTCAGCACTTGCTTCTGCTTTAAAGAGAATGGTTTGAATTTGAACGGCGCTGGCTTTTTCTTCTTATTCGCTTTTTTCGTTAAAAAAGAAAACTGCTTAACTGTCTTCTTCGGTAGAGTGATCATCTCCCCACACCTCCGAAGTCGTAGCATTCAATGCATCTTCAAAACCATCATCTTCATATTCATCTGGATCCTCGCTGCCAAACACTTTATGATGAGCAATGCGCAGCTTCTCTTCCTCAACTTGGCGCTTAAATTTATCCGGGAACAGGTCGAAGTACAGCGACAGTTTATCAAGTGCTTTCATCTTGTCAGCCAGCTTAACCGCAATGCCGTCTTTACCCTGCTTGATCTCTGTAATGATCGTACCGTCCACTACATCAGAAGAATTGAAGTCCACAAAGTTTTCTTCTCGGGTGATCTGCTGACCTTTCTCATCAACCAACGGACCAAAAGCACCCATGACAGGCACTTCTCTTCGCCCGAACGTGGCGTAGTCAGTGGCATCAGCAAAGGCGATTTTGATGTACTTATCAAGTACGTCCATTGCATCGATGAAGAGGCCCTGCCGCATGCTGTCTTTTATAGCCCGGATCTCTTTCGCAACCTTAGCATTTCTCAGCAATCGTGAGCCCTCTACATGAGCACTGTCTGGTGCATACCCGGCATTGATAGCAGCATTGGTAGCATTGAAGCTTTTAACGTAATACAAACAGAAAAGCCTCTGTCTATCAGTGAGTTCATCACTTTCAACAGGGGGCTCTAACTTAGGTACACTCTTCTTCTTTTTCGGCTTCGGTTTGTTTGTAGTACTACATTCATCTTTTTGCAGTACTGCATTCCATTCATCGCGACTTTTCCATGCGCTGATCGTCTTTTCAGGCACATCAAGCATTTCAGCTAAAGCTCTATTTGTAATGTCACCGTTTTTTGATTTCCATATTTCAAATGCTTTATCTCTATTCGGATCTCTTGCTCTGGGCATTTACATAGCACCTACCCCCTACTCGCCTTGAGTTATTTTTAGAAAAAGAAAAAAGCACCCCGGAGGATGCTGTGAAAATAGTTTCTATAGCTATCGTTCTATTATTGCATCTTTATCAATCAAGTTAGTACCTTGTTCTTTGATTAGTTTCCCATCAATAACTCCATATACTTCCAAAGAACCACCTTTATTTATTACATCACCACTTACTGTGCCGCGAATGTATACATTTGTATTTTCATATAGAGTAATATCGCCAACGACCATTCCGCTTAGAATAAATTCGGCAGAACCAATCACTTGAACGTCACCTACTATCATCCCTCGGAGCACAGTGTCTTCCTCTATCTCGATATTATCTTCAATTTTACCTTCAATTTCCTTCATGTTAATTCCCCCTTTATTATCAGATACGACAAATAAGAGGAAATTCCTTCTTTTTATTCAAGAGAACCCCTATATTTCTGATTCAGTCCTGCATATGCAAATAACTCACCGTTCTGATCCTCGATCTCTTCAAATCCATACCGCAGCAACCAGCGATAAGCTCTCATTCTCTTATCATCTTCCCATTCAATCAGCAGGATCTCATTCTCTTTCAATCGGTCTACAAAATCTAAGATAATATCCTTCGTGATCATTAAGCCGGTAAGACCACAATCACCAGTACTTTCAATTCGATTATCCTTACATTTCATATACCAATCATTTGCCTGTCTACGAGTTTTAGAGATCATTACACCCATTCTCCAGGCATTCATTTGTCTGTCTTCAAATTCAAGAGGCTTTTTAGAAAAATACACATTTAAAAGCTGTTGGTTCGGCAATTCTATGCAGTGTCTAATCTCACGTTTACGCCTAGCAACTAAATTGTGCATTTCAAAACCTCCTGCCTCCTCTAAACCATACAAAAAAGACCACTCTTTTTATCGAGTGGTCTCAACGGAGTGAGGGGTTTATGTTTGGGTCTAAACCGGAGGTTGCTCTTTACGATCGCACTCATAAGCATAAGCGCGACCTAACAGCCGTCCGACCTACCCACATTATAAGCAGAAAAATCACATGGATGCATCTAGTGTCAGTAAATGCACCTAGTGTAAAGTAGTGTAAAGTACTGTCGGGTTAATCAAGATACATGATCTTAGCGAGCTCTCTCACCGCTGAACGCTTGATCTCTTGTATAGTCTGACGGCTTACATTTAACTCTTGAGCAAGTTCATTTGCTTTCAGACCATCCAGTATCCCCTCAATCACCAGACGCTCTCTTTCATTTGCTAATGCAGCTGCAGACTGATCAATTAGTTCAATCTTCTTTTTATATCGCTGATGTCTTTCCCATACTCTCATCTGTTTCTTGGCAGCATTGAAAGTAGGGTCCGAAATGCCATACGGTGCTTTCGGCAAGCTTGATTCAATGCCGTACTTCGCTGTAGCAGCTGCCGGCAGATCGCCTGCTGACTGATTACTTCTATTTTCAGAACTATATTTTCGAACCTTAATACTCATCCACTCATAGTCACGCAAATCATCATGCACTCTCTGAATCGCCTCAACAATTGTATCTACCTGGTCATATGTTAATTGTTTTTCCATCCTTACATTCCCCCTCAGAAATTTATCGCTGACGCATTGCCCCGTTATGTCTGCTGTATGTGGGCCTGTCCACTCCCATCAGATGCCGGAGATCACGATCAGACAAACCTTTCTTTTTCTTAGGCTTCTTAATTGCTGCCTCTTGGTTGAACTGCTTCTTAAATTCTTTCAACTGTTCTTTCGCTTTCTGGTCCATCTGATCATCTCCTTTTCAAATAAAAAGAGGACACAAACTAAGAGCGCTCGGCTCTCAATCTGTGTCCTCCAGTGGGCTGGTGGGACTATTTTTGTAGTTGTGTAATCGGTAATAATGAAAAGTTACATTTTACATCGTTGGTGATCAAGTTTGAATTTGCGCTAGACTTGAACTTTACATAATAGAAAATCTTTTCATACTTCTCCTCGAAAGAATCCCAAAATGTAATTTTAATTTTAAATCTAGGAACAATTGAGTGCTCGGAAAACAATTTATTGTCATGATATATAGCCATATTCAAAACTTTTATTATTTTCTTTGGAAGATAAAAAACTCCGCTTTTTTCAGGTAAGATATAGTCAATTGGCTGAATATCAGAGTAATCCAAATCATAGTTAGTTGATGCTGATTTTTTCGGAAAAGAGTCTTTTTCGGATAAAAAAATGTCTTCACTGTAAGAAAGCCAATCATACAGGAACCCATCTCTCTTCTTATTAACTTTTGCTTGGAAACGATTTGAATCATTTTTATTTATGGTCTCCACTAGCTCATTAATAAATTCTTCTTCTAACTCTACTGAAACGTTAACGTACAGCGCAGGACCGTAACCAACATTTGTTACTTTAAGAGGGAAACCATCATTATCATCATTTTCATATAAATCTTTGTGTATCCAATTAGCGTTTACTACTAATTCATTATTAGAAAAGTCAACCTGAATGTCTTCTAATTTGTTAAGAAACAATGATGGTTGCTGTGAGTACTTTTTTTGATTTTTCATTTCTTCTATCTGAACTGAGCCATTTTGCGCTATTTTCCTTGATGCTAATGAAGATCTCCAAGCCGCTGTAGCTGCTGCCAAAGTACCGATTGTTCCTAGTATTTGAATGTATTCAACAATACTTAAATTCAAAAATATACCTCCACCTTTAATATTTTATCAGTCTTCTTCAAAAATATTTGATAATAAGAAATTATAGTTGTTCTTCAGGATATATACTTGTATAGGTATCACTAAAAACCAATAGTGTTTAAAAGTAATGTTTATATTACCAATATTCATACCGTCAAATTTTTTTCGAAGCCATCTGTTCTTAAAATAATCCCTGTAAATTGTCGTTCTGGTGATAGTTTCTTGCATCAAAGAAGTATAAGTCATATTGATTGATCTAACTTTCAAACCAGGTTCACCAAGACACATAGCAAGCATTTCTTTTGGATTTAACCTTGAAGTATAAAACCTTTTAACAGTTTTCTTAGTATGTTCATCAACAGAATCTATAGTTATTTTAACAATTTTCCCTGGATTTTCTCCTTCATTAACAAAATAAAAGAATAAATATTGACTATACTTATCATTTAGTAATTTATCGTGGTAATATCTTTTATTTTTATACCCTTCAAAACCTTTAAAAATATTCTCGAAAGAAGTTTGTTTTGAAAGTAAAATCCAATCCACTCTCGACTGGATTTTTTTGTACTTTGTGTCTCTTACAGAGCTTAGATAAAAAACTAATATAGCAGTTACTAAGGGTATATAGTATCTAAACGCTTCTGAAGAAATTATCTCAGTTATCAAAAATCCTCACCCTCTTCAAACTTCACTCTTTTAACTCTACCCTGATGCGTAATAATCCTTGCTTCTCCATGAGGAGTAAGCTTGATCAATTTCGCTTTGCCTTTATCAATAATCACAGCACAGTTATCTAATTCCATTATATCGATATTCAGGCAACCATTGTTATCTATTTTTAGTTCTTTCATCCTCATAAAATTCCCTCCCGTGCTATAATAAAAATGTCGAGTTTTTATCAGGCCGGGAGAGATTCCGGCTTTTTCTATGTCGTTAAACACTTACTGAATACCTGGTGTTCTCCTCACACATTTCTGGTAGGTTGGCTTTCACCAGTGCATTCGCAAATGGTGGAGGAACGGAATTGCCTACCCTGGCAACCTGTGCTGATTTAGGGTACCTCTTGCCTTTATAGTCTTTATCTATGATGTACTCTATTGGGAATCCCTGAGCTTTGAATAATTCATGTGGCTGAAGCATTCTCATACCAATGTCAGTGATTTGATAGTTCTCACCTTTAACTGTGATCAGTCCAAAACGATCTTTTGTTGGTATTGTATGGAGAGGCTCAGTAATGCTTTGTCCTATCCCCTGTCCATAGTATTTAGTCAGGAATGCACTAACCAGTCCAAATCTGTTTGCAGTTGGTATAGTTGGCACTGGCTGTCTCATATCACTTGCCCTGGTCTCTTTGCCCTGATGAGTGTAATAGTGCTGCAGGAAGTGCGCTTTACCTTTAAAGATATATGGCTGATCAGTCTCTAAAACAAATTTCTTGAGACCTCTTTTAATCCTGAGCATTGTATTATCACTTAAAGGCTTGTTCCGCTCGTAAATGCTTGGCGCATCCAATGACCAATCAATCACTTCAGCAGCAGTTCTATATGGCTTTTTCAGCCCCAATTGAACGTTTATATCACCTGGATCAGTGTGAGTAGCTTCCGGCCATGTTATTGACTGACCGTCACAACGGGCTATTAAGAATAACCTCTGACGTGTAGTTGGTGCTCCATAATCACAGGCCTTTAACACTTTGAACTCTACTTCATAACCATGACGCTTAAATGCTTTTACAAATGATTGGAACGTCTTGCCTTTCTTATCAGGATCCGGCCGATCACCCTTTAATGGTCCCCAGTCCTGAAACTCTTCAACATTTTCCAGAATAATTACCCGCGGCCGCACCGTAGCCGCCCACCTGACACCGATCCATGCAAGCCCTCTTATGGTCTTATCAACCGGCTTGCCACCCTTAGCCTTACTGAAGTGTTTGCAGTCCGGGGAAAGCCAGCATAAGCCGACCTTCCTGCCCTTAACTACCTCACGCGGATCCACATCCCATACAGACTCACAATAATGCTCAGTATGAGGATGGTTTGCCTTATGCATGGCAATAGCAGCTGGATCATGATTAATTGCTACATCTACATTCAATCCGGTAGCCATTTCAATACCCGTACTTGCTCCTCCACCACCGGCAAAGTTGTCCACTATGATCTCTCGAAACAAATCCAATTGCACTATGCCTTCACCTCATATCCCTCTGCCCGATCAATCAGTACCAGTCTTTTATGTGAAAATCTATTAAGCTTTTTAACTGTCTGTTTATTAATGCCTTCTTCAAACACTGTCACGACTGCAAGCAATTCATAATCAGTTCCTTTAGCTGTATGCTCTGTTACTATCCGGCACATCAAATCATCCTTTCTTTGGTCCTTTCTTCTGCATCCTCATCAGTTGTTCCAGTTTCTCTAATTCAATCCATCCACCTGCGCGCTGATCGTATGTAAGCAAGATCAACTTATGTGGGTACTTCTTTTCAAAAAGCTTTTGTTTTATCCTGAAGACATCCGTTTTGGTGCCGGTGGTTTTTATATCAATGACATCAATGGTTCCATCTTCTCTATGAACCTCAAAGTCTGCTATATAATCAATTCTCTGATGCTTTACGCCATTCTTCTCAAATGCTTCTTGCAGCATATACCTGGGCTGGATCCGGAACATTAAAATATCTTCATGCTCCTTCGCCCACAGCAGCTGCTTGTAATACTGGGCCTCCAGGATAGAATCGAATTTGATCCCATCCACTGTGACTTTCTTATTTCCGTACTTTGATTTCTTCATCAAAACAACTCCAATAACTTTTAAAATCCACTTAGTCTTCCTATACGAGCAACAGCGAATATAAATTTATGAACATCTTCTTCATCAACAAACTGCTTTTCCAATGCTGATAATTCATCCCAATTCTCATTTATTTGAAGCGCTATAGAATGAACCTCATCAATGTCATAGACTTTTAACGGCATTTCTTTGCTCCTTTCTGAAACGGTTATCAAAACAAAACTAGTTGCTCAGATTCAATAGGTTTAATGTTTTCAAGCTCTTCGACTTTTGATAGCAATGAAAAGTTTAAAATATGATTCGGTGTTTTCCAGTGATCAACGATTTCAACTAACAGCGTATTCCCCTGAATCACAATCGCATTGATCCCCAGTAGAGAAAGCTGTACGTATGTCATATGAACGGACCTGCTATCAATGTCCTGTGCAGTTACTCTCATAGCCGATTGGTAGTTGTAGCCTCTCTTCTGAAGCACTTTGGCAAGCGCAATGATCGTGACCCCGCCTCCCACAGTTGGCTCATTTACAGTAATGTAGCCCTTATCCTTTATGATCGAATCAATATTGTGAGTCGCCATCTCAGCCATCGCTTCAGCTACTGCTAACGGCGTGAAGAACTGCCCCTTCCAAGAGTTATAAAGCTCTAGTTCCATGAACAGCTTTCCAAGATAGTCATCAGGTTTCTGTTCAAGTAGTACAGTGAGCATTCCAAGCAGATCTGCGAATTTCACAAGCTCATCTTTTGAATATCGTTCAATGATCCTCATGTATCGCTTTTCTCGCTCTTGGTATTTGCTAATCTGCACTGTATTCGCAACAGCAATCGCAGACATTTCTATGAAGTCTGAGAACACAGTGAATGTCGCATGACGGTGTGATAGCTGCTCAATCGTTTTAACCATCTGCCTGAACGTTTGCTCTATCATTACAATTCATTGCATCCGATCTTATAGCGCTCTTTCATGTCTTCAATTTCATTAACGACTTTATCCAGCAGCGCCTGCTCACTCTGCTTATCCGCTTCACTGATGCCTGGACGCATCATGTAATACTTCAATGCGTGTTTAGTCGCATGCAACTGCTTGTATGACATGCTGAAGGATGTTCCACCCATGTCACTACCTCCTCTTTTACGACGTGGTTTGTTCGGAATGAGGCTTATTCAATCCTCATATTCCAGTATTTGATTAATTCTGATCTACTTTCATAGAGCAAAGTTCCTAAAATCTCTCCATCGTGATTTGCGATAGGGCATACTGGATTATTTCTTGTATTCGGATGATTGAGAGCGAACGATAACCCTGACCACGGATCACTTTCATAGTCATCAGATCGCATATTGCCTTCATCATCAGATACTTGTATCAGTACCTCTCCTCCGCAAAACGGGCAAGGTTTTAAAGCTTCTGTTTTCGGCATTTTCATCTTTCCTTTCTGCCATACATTTTTTTCGGAATGTGCCGCATAGTTTGATCGAACGGTATAAATTAAACGTGTTTTGGTTTACAAGAATTGCAATAATTCATAAACCGTTTACCGTTATCTTTAAATGTGTAACCCAACGATAGTGCTCCATTCATTTTGTTATCAAAACCCATAGGTGTAGGTGTGGTGTTTAACACACTTTCTTTTTTACAGTCATCACAGATAACAATAGTTTTATAATTCGTTACTTCCTCAGTTCTGAAAGCCATTATTATTTCTCCTTTCTGTTACGCATCTTGCGTCATCTAATGTTCGGAATGTTTATCAAAAAATCAAATTGCTAATCAACGTTGGCTCAGATGCCCAAGTGATAAAGTTATAATCTCCTAACTCTGTATCTCTTCTTCTTTTCATCTCTTCACTTGTCATTGGATAGGCACGTTCAACCCATGTATCGTAACCACTATTCTTTTTGCCGTTAGTGGGTTTATTGCGACAAGGCTTATTTACAAACACTTCAACACTCCCAATTTCATTGCGAACAATATAGTTGAATCCTTTCAAACGCATATAACTCAGTTCAATTTTTTCTTCATAAGACAAGACAGGAGCGCTCTCTCTATTTCTTTGGTTATCCGAAAAAGCTACGTTATTTAATGACATCTTTTTCATCCTTTCTGCGACACATCTTGTGTCGACCATTCCTCATAGAACCTTCTTAGCAAATTCAATAAAAAGTTCTTTCGGTATGATTGAAACCTTCGAGTTACATTCTTCATCCTTGTTATTAGGTTGGGCAACATAGACGCAATCTTCACCCATCATCAGGGCAATCTCTTCACCTAATAAATCTTTTCCTTTAGTGATGTGTTGCAAGACTTTCAGCTCCTCACTTAATTCCAAAAGGTAATTGCTGTTCATGCAGCACCCACAGATGATACATATCTGCTTTATCCACCAGTTCACTTTCTTTTGGAAATACTTCAATTGCTAAAGCCTCTTTCCCTAATAGCTCATTCTTGATCTGCTGCTTCACACCCCAAGGCGGCTGCTCATGCGATGTGATTGTCAGATGAGTGACTTTGCCCCACTCCGTCTGCAAATCCCTCATCATGCAAACGTACTTACCGTCATTCCGACGATAGACACGATCTAATTCGCCAAACCATCCAGTGCCCTGTTTTAATTGTTTAGGAGAGGGGTGGATGCTCCACCCCGTAATCTCGTGACCTCTTTCTAACCGCTTTCGTTCTGCTCGATTCATTTTGATTCCCACTTTCTATTTCTTAGTATCGCTATGATCTAAAACATATCGTTTGCCAGATACCTGGATCACAGTGGGTACTTCATTTTTCACCTTGACGATTGTTACAACGGGTCTGTATTTATCGCCTTTAGAAGCCATCAGTAAGAATTCTCCTGCCTAATATGATTAATTTGATTCTTCTTGAAATAAGCAGCTTCGATCTCTTCCCAAGTGAAGCCGAGCAAAAATGCAAACTTCACTACGACTGCAAAGACCATATTGTATTCTTGCTTTAGACTACCTGCTGCAAATTCGGAAATTGTCATAAACATCAACGCAGTCATGTAGTTGACATCATTCTCAAAAACATCTTCATTTTCCATGTGTCTAATCTCATGATAGAGAAGGATGTCTGTCCAGTTGTTGTCGTTACCGATTGATAGCAAAAATGAAATTACATCAGCTATCTCATCCAAAATCACCGGTTTATCACTCGGATCTTTTGTACTCCAATATTTAAATGCTCTTATTTCATTAGCTAACTCAGAAGCCTCTACGAACAAAGCAATGATCTTCATTGTCATACGTTCTTCACCAGGCTGCCTCGGATGTTCCTTCTCAATGTGTTCGTCTAACTGGCGTTGCGCGTTGTACATTTTGATTAATTCCATTCTGTACCTCCTAAAGAAGTGTCATTATGATGATTACGGTGAAGCAGATTGCTACTACTATGATTTCTGATCTGGACATGACTTTTTTCGTCGGAATTTATAGTTGCAGTCTTTAAAAGAACCAACGGATAATCCGCCACTTAAATCGTGCCATTGACTATGCTTATCAATATGTTGCCATTGGATACTTTCACCATTTAGATAACCTGCCACCGCTGAAGCCCCACTAATATTTTCATATTCCGGCTCGATCTCGCAGAGTTCCGGAAAGTAGTAAGCTGCTGCGACTTTTTCTTCTGACAAGCGGTTTAGAGGAATACCACTTGGTACAGAGAAATTATTATCGACAGCTAAAACTTTTAAAGCAGAACTTAGTTTATAGACACTTTTGACTCTTATTACTGAATCGAATTCTGCCTGCGTCATTCGCACCTTATTCACGTGACTGACTCCTCCTTATCAAACAGCTTTAATCCACAAATACCGCAATAGTTAGCGTTCGCCTTATGCTTATCAAATCCGCACCTCGGACAAACTGTTGAAGTATCGCATGATAACTGTTCAGGATGTTTCTTATTTACCGGGTTGTTTTTAAGGTCAGCAGTTATAAGATCATCAGCAAGCTTTAAAGCTTTTGATGTGAAATCTCTTGACCAACCACTTTCGACTGCCAGATGCAAAAATCTGTGAGCAGCACCAAGTAAGTTTGCGTTTCTTTTAATTGCTGCAGTTTCTGAATGGTTTGGTTTATATTGATTCATTCCATTTCCCCCTCACTTAAACTGTTCTTCATACCAGCTTCTATCGTTTGTCCTAACAGCAAGAATCCGATTTATGTACCTCAAATCGTGAAGGAATTCGCTGTCCATGTTTGTTTCCGTCTGATCAATGTCAGCAGCTCTGACATCCTTTACTTCATTGAGACTGGCGTATTCCTTGTAATATTCCTGGCTTTTCGGATCGTAGTAATTCACCACAAAACCTCTGACCCGTCCTTTTTCTTTCACATAGGATAGAATCACACCGCGATGACCCATAGCATTTTCTACATCCAACCCAATCAAATTCCCCATTTTCTCACCTACTTTTTGAGAGCGTTAATTGCAACCATATTCCGCAATTCGTAGAAGTCCAGTTCCTGAATACGTCTACCTTTTTTGTTTTCAGTAATGCCTGCTGCCAATAATTCCTGCCTGAATGACTGTGCCATCAGCTCGTTTGATTGATTAACTGCTTGTCTGAGTAACATTTGATCGCCCCTTTTGCTTAATTAATTTTGAAAGTTCAGGATATTTAGTTGAGTCCTTGGCTAAACGTTCCGCTTCTGCGAGTACTTTTCGTAGAAATGGATCCATTACATTTCACCAACCTTTACACCGAATCGTTTCTCAGCTTCACGAAGCTTTGCAGTAACTCTTTTCCTGCTAGCCTCGTACTCTCTTACGTTGCGTTGCTGGCAAACTTCATTCGGACAAGGAATCGTCTCTACACCGAACGAATGAAACTTGTAGGTTGCTCCATGACCGTTACAATGACTGCACATCTTATAACCCCTCCAATCGATGATTCAGTGTTTTGCGATCGCCTTTGATGACAACCGTATAATTGCTGCACATCTCGTAAATCCGGGTACCAAGCGCCTCATCAATATCAATGATCTGATCGACATCAAGCTCTGAAGAAATCATGATCGGCTTATGATTCAGGTATCTGTAATTGATCACTGCATACAGTTGCTCAACCTGCCACTCAGTCGCACGAGGTTTTCCTCTCGCGGGTTTGAATAGATCGTCGATAAAAAGGACCTCAACATCTTTCAGGTGCTTCATTTTGGCTTCCAGCTTGTCAAAGTCATCCTTCAGATCGTTAAAACCTTCTACATACGGGAAATACTGCACGTTCACGAGTTTTTTCATGATTAAATTGTTCGCAATCGCTGTGAGTAGATGGGTTTTACCAGCCCCTGGCTGACCGATCAGTGCGATGCTATTAAAGCGAGTGCCTCTGATCTCTTCAAAGTCTTTATAGTATTCAAGAGCAGCCTCTTTCGCTTCAGCGATAACAGATGCTTTACCTTCAGTGCGAAAGTTGCCAAAACCGAGCTTCTTAAATTCTTCTGTGATCTCACTCGATTTGAGAAGTCTTGATTTTTTGCGCTCTACAGTGCATTGACAGATGATTGAATAAGTCGTTCTCCACTCTCTCGCTTTATCAGGTCCGCACACCTTTCCTCCAAAGAAGTCATCTTCTGGTACCATCTTCTGAGGCTTATGAATCGTAATAACCCGGTCGCCTTCAATGTGCTGAATTTCATCCCATTTTGTATCCTCATGAACCCGGTATATTACTACGCCTTTGTCATGACATTTGCTACAGTTAACCTTTTCTTCTGATACGGCCGGTGCGCCCTCCTGTGATTGACGGTTCCTGAGATTCTCCAATACTTCTGCCATGCTTTTTGTCGCCATATGTACCACCTCCGTTTTTTGAGTTCTTTGATTCCTGGTATCGATCCAGCATCCAGCCGGCGCAATACTCAAGTGCTTTTATTCGATCAAAATTGTGTTTAGGTTGATATGCTTTAAAACGTTCTTCCAGCCAGTGAAGAGCATCTGATAAAGGCATGTCCTTCAATATCTTTTCAGCAGCCATCTGATCTTTCGGCGTAGTTTCTGTACCTTTAGCTCTCAGCTGAATGAATTTGTTTAATAGCTCCTGCTGCTGATTTAAATTATTCTGTCGTTGTAACTGAGGTGTTGGAGAAGGTACCTGCTTCGGCTTCTCCTCCGTCACTTCGGTCCTTGAATAATTCTGCAATCCCTGGTAAGCGTAATAGTTGTTTATTGTGAATACCGTGCCGATTCTGACCTGTTTTCGTGCAATACGTCCCTCGTTCTCCAATTCATCCAGCTTCCTTCTCAGCGTCGTCAAAGGAATTTCAGCTACTGAATTGTTTTCTTTGTATGATAAATCGTGTTGAAGCTTCGACAGTGACCGCAGATATTGACCTCTCTTCAATGTGATACCGGCCTGCTGTACCCCTCGTTCATCAAATACTGCTTTTCCTACAAGGTAGAAGAAGATCCGGAACTTAATCGGGTCCTGCCATATATCGTTATCAAATATCTCTCTACTGATCTGAAAAGCCCCGCCAGCCACCGGATCGCCTCCTTTGTGATTTATATTTAGCTAAATGATGCTTCAGGTTCTGCGTCTGGCAGCACTTCTTCCATTTCATGGAAGCTCAAATCCATATTTAAAATTGCTCCGTTTTGAGTCAAATTCATTAATTGAATTTCGAAATTGCTGAGATATTTTAATGACTTTAAATCAGGACTTCTTTTATATTCGATCTTCCAAGTGTTTTCAGGATCATTTTTATAACGTGATACGGGTACAGAGAAATTCATATTTTCGTCGTGCTCACATTCGAATATCATTAGAGCGTGGCTGAATACTGACCAGCTACGGCTTTCATCTTCTTCAAATTCAAACGTCACTTCGACGTGATCATAAGAGATATCATCATCATAATTAACCTCTAAACCATCCGTTTCGACGTTGGCAGCCACATAATCTTTCCAGATATCAAACAGTGCTGATGCTTTAATCTCTTTATCTTTTGATTGCTCCATCAAGCCCTTAAAGTTTTCCAGAAGAGCACTATGTTCTGCAGTTGTATTTTGTAATACTTCAACAAGAACACTATCCAATTTAGTGATGTACTGTGAGTAATCATAATTCTCTAAGAAAGGGACCATAACTGATTTGATTTGATCTTCAATCAGTTTTGTTGCATCACCGTATGAACCAAACAAGCTGCTAAGTGCTTTTTCAATTCCGTTTTCCAGTTGCTCAACAATTAATTTCTCCACGGTACCGTCATTCATTTTTTGAGCAATAACATCCTTAACTGCGTTTTCTAAGTTCATATGCTTCTCTCCTGTTCTGTTTTTTATTAGCAATCGTAATAATTATCTAAAGCAATTTCCTGAAGCTTCTAGACATCAAATTCATGGTTTTCTTGAACACAATCTTCACAAGAGCTTTCAGGTGTTTCCTTAAACTCATAGCCTTGTGAAAATCTGTGTTCGATAATCTTTTTTGCCATGCTACCTTTCACGCATCCAATTTCTTCATCGCCCGAATAAATTGTGTAATGCATCTCTGGACCTCCTAGTTTTGAATCAATACCAAGTGCCGTCTGGACAGTAATGCCACCAGTTGCCGTCATCGAAATGAACGTGTAGGCAATTTTCTTTCTTGTTAAACTTCACTTTCACGATATTGTTTGCTGAATACATCAGACGTTCCGCCTCGCCCATTGACCTGGTGCGTTTGGCGTGAACAGCCTCTAAAACTCGATATTGATCGTCTGTAAGATGTTTTGCTGCTGTTATTTTTCTATCCAAGAGAAGCACTCCTCTACTTAGCTATCTTCACGATCTTACCGGTGACCTTCTGCACTTCACATTTGAAGTGATCTTCGTCAGAGTTATTGCTGCTCAGATGCAGCAGCCAGATCTCCTGGACCTTTGACAGATCATTTGCTCGAAAGAAGTCCAGTGCATTCTCTAAACTGAAGTGCGACTGCATTAATCGCTTCTTTAAGATGGCTGGCACCCGACCTTCAGCAATGTTTTCTTTCAGAATGTTCATGCTGTAATTCGTTTCGATCATGATGTGCGTAAGGTTCTGAAACTTGTATTTGATGTAATAGGTGTCAGTGGCGAATAACAGCCTCTCTCCCTGCTCGTTCTGCAGCATGAATCCGAAAGGCTCATTAACATCGTGCTCAACGTCAAAGGGTAGAATCGTCCAAGTACCGACCTTGAAAGATTTCTTCACTTCAACCTTCCTGATTCTGTGATGATCAATGCCGATCGCTTCAGCAGTTCCAGTGCTCATGTATGTGTTGATCCCGGCTTTCAGAACATCCTTCAGGCCGGCTCTATGATCTCCGTGCTCATGTGATACCAGGCAGCCTTCAATATCGCTCGTTTCAAAATTCAGCTTCTTCTGGATCTCTGAGAACTTGATGCCGCATTCCAGCAGCAGGGAAGTAGTACCGTCTGTCACCCGGTAGGCATTCCCTTTACTGCTGGATCCAAGCACTTTTATATCAATCAAAACGGATCACTGTCTGCGCCTGCAGCGACTGGCTCTTTCTCCAGCTCTTTTTCTTCGTAATCAATGACTTCTTTTCTTACTTTTGGCTTTTCTTCTTCAAAATCTATTGATTCTTTATTGGCTTTCTCTTGAACTTCATACTCAGGATTGAGCTCTTTTCTTTCATTATCAAATTCATTTTCCGTGGTACGATTAACTGCCCCGATGAGTAAATCACTATCATCAGAAGTATTAATAAACGCTTTAGCTGCACGATTGATGACTGTACGTTTAGCCATTTCCTGCGGATATTTATTTTGAACAGTTGTCATGTTTGATTGAGACCATGAAGTCTTAATTTCATCCATTGTCATAACCGTCAAGAACTGCACACCGTCATCACGTTCGATGATGCAATAAGCACCCTCAATGTCATCCTTGCTGCCAGTAGCTGCTTTCCAGTCAACCTTGTGTGATTTGAAAGCTAACTGACCACGTTCGTTGTACTCGACTTCGAACTCTTCACCTTTCCAGATAACGTTAGCCCAAAGGTCTTTCACTCCACTCATTCGCTTAATGACTGCTTGCGTACCGTGATAAGAACGCACGAATTGCATTTTGTCACCATAAACAATGAAGTAGCCTTGATTCTTTGCTACACTTAGCGCCTGGATCGCCATGTCTTGCAGTGAGAAGGCGACACTTTCTTTTGTCGCGCTATCCATAAGAGAAGTTTTCTTTTTGAAATCGATCTCTGTCAGCTTGAAGTAAGCTGCTTGAATCGCATTCACAATCGAATAATTTTCAGGGATGTTGATTTGATTATCTTCAACCATCTGCTGGACCTTTTCGGCAACTCTTGTCACGATTTCATTCTTTTTATTTGATTCCGCCGGCGTATTGTTCTGGCCTTGTTGTACTTGATTTGACATATTAGATAACCTCCTGAAGAGCTTCGGTTTCAACTCTTAATTTTTTGTCTTGCTCACTTACAAGCAAATTGATCATCTGAGCGTTTGTATCAATGATCTTCGTGACAGCCTCCGAGTTATCTACAAAAATCGGTGCTGACAGTCCGTAATGCTCTGATAGTGTATTGATAATGTCCAGTCCTACATTGATTCGGGCGGCATTGTTTAGGCCTGCATCGTATTCAACGCCTTTGAAAGTCGTCTTACAAGTTTCAGCCAATCCGCCATTTACCTGGTCTTTAAATAGCTTGAATCGGGCATGCTTGAATTTGCTGTTGATCTTCTCTTCAAGAAGGTTCACTTTTGTTCGGACAAATTCATCCATGAGAAACTCTTCCTTGTTCAACTGCTCAAATTTCTTCGCCAATTTGCGCTCTTCATCTTCAAGCTCTTTGATACGTGCCCTTGACTGCTCGTGTTGCTTAATCTTAGCCAGACCAACCTGCAGCTTCTCAGCCTGGTCTTTCAGCTCATCGATTTTGCTCTGAATCTCGCTCATTTCATCAGCAACACTTTCACTTGCATTAGAGATCTCTTCTTTAAGAGAAGTAATTTCTTTCAGCTTGTCCTGATAAGCAGGGACCTCTTCAACTGGCACCAGGCCGTCTTTGATATCAGCAAGTTCTTTCTGATACTTAGCAATGTGATCAGCTTCGATTTGTTGATCTTTCTGACGCTGCTCAATTGTGGATTTGATTTCAGCGATTCTGTCAGAAGCTTTTTGAATGTCTGCCTTTAAGCTGACACCTTTCTCTTTAATAGAATCCAGTTCATTGGCCTTCGAGAGATTAAACTGCTCAAGCGACTTCTCTCGTGCTGCATTTAGCTTATCCTCTGGCAAGTCCTGTCCGCAGGCCGGGCAAGAACACTCTTGACTGAATTCAAACTCCTGACCGTTCAATGAGTGGTATTTTTCAAGCAGTTGCTTTCGTTCGTTTTCCATGAAATTAACTCTACCGTTAAGGCGATTTTTTTCTTCACCTAGGTCTTGTATTTCATATTGGATGTTCTGCTGTGCTCGTTTTGCCTCATTCAGTACTTTCTCAACCTGCAACGTTTGATCAGACATGTATTTCGTGTGATTATGCTTGATCGTCTGCAGTTCATTTTCCAGTGCATAGAGCTTGTTCTTTTTCTCAGATGCAGAAGCACCGTTTCTGATATCTGACTTCTGATCTTCCAGTCTGTTAATCTCAGTTTTAAAGAACTGCAGCTCTTCATTGATCTCTGCTTCGTTAAGATCCGATAGATCTGCCATTCCTTTATTTAATTCATCAATACGGACCGGGATCCGTTCCAACTCATCATTAATTTTCTTCTTGGATGAAGCGACGACTTTCTTATGGTCCTCAATCGCTCGTTCTTCCAGTACGCCAAGCAGTGAAGCGAGTTCGGTATTCGAATCGATTACGTCTTCGTCTGTAACGTCTCCGCAAACTTCCATCAGAATTTCACGGCGTTTCTCCCACTTGAGCTGCTCGTTGAAATAGCTTGGATTAGTGAGAAGTTTAAATACTTCTTCATCAGCGATTTTCTCAATGAACTTTGTGTATTCAGTTTTCTTTTGTGGCACACCGTTAACACTGTATTCTGTTGTATGGCCCGTCATAACTGATTCGATGTTGCCTTTATGCTTCGTCCACTTCTCTTTATAGAGCTTGGACAGTTGAATGGTTTTACCATCTACTCTGAGGACAGCTGATACTTCATGATCCAGTCCGTGAATGACTTTGTTATTTTCATCAACCTGCTTGATACCGAACTCTTTCTGGTTGCTCGTGTCTTTATCAAACAATAACCATACGAAAGCGTCTGCCAACGACGTCTTACCGGTCGCGTTGTCTCCGTACACCTTCACGTTTCCGCCGGCAGCATCTAGGGTGAATGACTTAACACCTTTAAAGTTTGTAAGCTGAAGTTTTTCCAATGTGATCTTCTTCAAACTGATCTCAACCTTTCCATTTCCCACTGAATGCGGGTAGTCTCGTATTCTTCAAGCATTTCTTCATATGGTGCTGATCCACCAAGAGTGGCTTCATACTTTTTAAGCCATTGGTAGTGAAAATGGTTTGTTTCAGTGTCATTTGGCGAAGGTTCATAAACACGCTGACCTTTATAGTCGAAGCTCATTCGATCGCCTCCAGTAGTTCAGGATTGTCAAACTTGTTACCAATGATTTCAAGCTCTTCATCATTACATTCAGCATCAATCAAAAGGTAACCATCAGCCCAAAACGCGGCTTTTTCATAAACAACTTCTGCTTTTATAATCTGATCACCCATATGACCGCCGGTACGAGCATAAGATTGATCATTAAATTCGATAATGTCGCCTCCGAAAATGGCACGATCACTTTTGTCTTTAAGCCCGGTGTACTGACCAACAGATTCCTTATCAACTCTGATCCACCATTCAAGAGAAGCGTATTCATCGTTTACTACCGCAAATCCACCTGTTATAAAATATGCATAATCAGATATGACAAGGTTTCCGTAAACCCACCCATTTTCATGTTTTATGTTTAATTCATGAAGCTCTCGCTCTGTCATCATTGGCTTCCCCCTGAATTTGAACTCTTCCATCGATCACGCCTCCTCTTGTAAAAGTTGGCCGGTCTGATATAATTAAAGTATGATTTTTGTTAATCGACCGACTTAGACTCGTAGTTCCAGCTGCGGGTCTATTTTTCTGCATTTTTTATCTCCGTGACGTCCATGCCGTATTCTTCAAGGCGTTGGATCAAGCGCTCCTGATTATCATCATGCTCTTTGCGCTTCTTCAGCTCTGCTAATTTCTCAAGGCTGTTCTTCGCAATTCTTGCATAGCAACCAGCAAGTTCGAACTTCCCTTTCTGCTTTGCAGTTTGCATCGTCCTAACAGCATTCTCATAATCAATTTCATGATTGACTGCCTGAAATATATCTTCTCTGCGAAAATCAAATATGTTCAATTCACTGCCTCCACTCTTACTAACCTGAATTTCTCCTTCGAAATGTACTTCTGAGAAAACAGGTGTTGATAATGATCCTGCCAAACCTTTGTGACATCATGATTTAACTCTTTACATAAAACCGAGATCATATGAGTCAAGGCGGTTTTCGCTTCCGCAAGTTCCATAATGGTTCTTTCTGCAGCTGTTCTTTCGAGTTCATTGAGATTGGATAAAGGTTTAGCCAGGCAATTCTCTTCAAGGTGATCAAGCGCATCCCTCAATTCTTTAAGAGTTTTTTCTTTCACACTGGAACGGTGTAGGTCAACATTCTCTCCATCCAGAAACACTGGGCCTACTCCTGTTAAAGCCTGTGCCATTTCAACCGGCATGAAGGGATCTCCAAACATCCTCACTGCAGCTCTTCCAACGTGATTGGACATGAGCACCTTTCCGTTCTCCTGATCTGCATAGCCACTTCTAGACATGGAAGACTCTAAAGCCAGTTCTGTTTGTGTAAAACGGTCTTTCCGGTAACTCTTAACTACATCTCCAACGCGTTTGTTGCGATCGGAATATTCCATTTTCATACACTCTCCTTTCGTCACATGACGATCATTTATGGTGATAAAATTAAATTACATCATCAAGATAAGTACCATGTTGCCGGATCCATTTGGTGTTCTCATCAATCCACTGGAACAATTGTTTTTTAGGAACTTTTGGTGATCCTGCTGCTCTTAAAACAGGAAAATCTGCTCTGTTAAGCAATTCAGAAGCTTTTGTGTCACCAATCCCAAGTATTTCTTTAAGTTGATTTCTTGTGAGTAACTCTGGTAGACCTTGCTTTACCGCATGTCTTTCAAAACCTTTATCAATAGCATCATTCACAGCTTTTTGTAGCTGATCAATGTCCAGTTCAACTTTCAACATTTGTTTCACCCCTTTCTAAGACACCTGGCGCGGTATCCAGTTGTCGATGTAGTTAATCGCTGTTAGCAGATCCTTGCGCTTTACATCTTTGTAACTGGCTACTGCAAAACGGTCTTTGATTTCCCTATACAGTTCTCGGAACAGTCTGCGGCGCTCTTTCTCACAAGATGTGAGTGAGTAAACTCTTTGCGCCACGCCTTTCTGCAGTCGCCGTTGCTCGCCGTGATCAAGCGTGATCTGATTCTCAACCATGGATTTAATTTCAATGACATCACCTTTAAGCTGCTGAACGTCTTGTGATGTCATCAATGAGAGCTTCATCGATGCTTCAAGTTGCTCTCTTTCTGAAAGAACCTTAACTGTCTCCTGCACCCGGTAATATTCATCAACGAGCATTTCGTATGCTTCCCAGGCCTGATCAGTGTTCAAAGATTTGGCGTGAAGCCATGCACCCTTTTCAGTCCAGAGGTATAAACGGTTAATATTTGGCGAAAGGGCAATTTGACCTTTTGCTCTGAAAGCCTTTAACTCTTCACCATGCAGCAAAATGTAATGTTTGTTTTGAAGGTACCTTTCAATGTTGCGGTTGTAGTTCTTAGTTACTCGGTCAGTGTCAGTTCCATATGCTTCTGCCATCTGCTGAGTAGTTAATAGTCGTTGATCGTTAAATGTGATTGGCTGAATACTGTTCATATGCTGTTTCGCTCCTCTCGTTAATCCATAAAGCACGAGGTTTCGTTGAGATAAAGCCGATGTATCCTTTCTCTCTGATCTTTTGCAAGTGCGCATGAACTGTAGAAGTAGATAAGTTCCCTGCCAGGTCTGCTACTTCTCTTACAGTTGGTGGATAATGATTCTGATCCATGAACTGAATGATTGCTCTGAATACTTTTCTTTGTGCCGGCGTTAAAGCAGCAGTGACTTTAGTTTCCACGGCGATCACCTATACGAGTGAAGACATCCATGATAACGATTGTCAGACCAACTGCTGAGAAAACGCCGAAGAATAGAATTTGAAATACTTCGTGTGCTTCGTACATTTGGTTGCTCCTTTCTAGCTGATTTTATTTATAAGCAACTTAAGGTTGCTTTCTGATTCAAAAAAAACTGTCCATTCTACTTCTAAAACAATTGCAAGCTTTTGAGCGACTGGTACGGATGGTTTCCTTTCGCCACATTCGACCATTCCATAAAATTGTCGAGTGATTCCAGCTTGATCAGCAATCTCCTGCTGAGATAACTGAAGTAGATCGCGCTTTCTCTTTAATAACGCTTGTAGAGACTCTTTCACTTGTTTCACCTCTTTTCGCAACTTAAGGTTGCTTAATAACCTTTATTATACGCAACTAAAAGTTACTGTCAATAGTTTTATGCAACTTTTAGTTGATTTCATTTAATGCAACTGATTGTTGCTGTACAATATTGTTATAAAATCCTTTAAGGATGGGGTATTGCCATGTTTCATGAGAAATTAAAAAAATTAAGATCTGAATATAACTACACTCAGCAATTCATGGCAGACTATTTAGGAGTAACTCGCCAAGCATATGCAAAATACGAGTCTGGACAATCTCAGCCAGATCACGAAGGTTTGTTGAAGCTCTCTCAAAAATTTGATGTCTCAGTTGATTACTTGTTAGGTAATGAACGAAAAGATACATCATTAAGTGACGAAGATCGTGCAATACTTCAGTTTGCTAACACTGTTGAAGGTGCTTGGTTTAAAAAACTGCCGGAAAGTGATGAAGAAGTGATTGAAGCTTTTAGAACTTTGTATTACTTGTACCAAGATCGTGAAAAGAAAAAAGAATAG